GTGGTGGATATTCTGGTTCTACGGGAGGATCGGGAACAACTGGCCAAGGAAACAGTGGAGGTAACGGTCAAACTTCTGGGCAACCCTATGGGGCTGGCGGCGGCGGCGGTTCGAGCGCAGCGGGTGGAAGTGCTTCAGGAAGTACGGCGGGGTCTGGTGGTAATGGCACAGTCTCAACTATCACGGGATCTTCTGTTACTTATGCCGGGGGCGGCGGCGGTGGTACATATATTGGTGGGCCGGGGACTCCCGGAAGTGCTGGGTCTGGCGGCGCAACTGCTGGAGGTAACTACAATGCAACTAATGCAACCGCAAATACTGGGTCTGGTGGTGGTGGTGGCAGCGTCGATAGTTCAGGAAGCATCAATGGAACAGGCGGAAATGGCGGTTCAGGCGTAGTTATTCTTTCAATCCCAACAGCTAGTTATTCAGGAACCACGACCGGATCACCAACCGTTACTACTTCTGGATCTAACACCATCCTCAAGTTTACTGGCTCTGGCAGCTATACGGCATAGGAAATAATTAACTATGGCTCATTTCGCACAACTCAACGAAGAAAGCATTGTTTCCCAAGTGATTGTCGTTAATAACGCGACAGTTGATAACCTTCCTTTTCCTGAATCTGACCCTGTAGGCATTGCGTTTTGTCAATCTCTTTTTGGGGATGACACAACTTGGGCGCAGACTTCATACAACGCCTCTTTCAGGTATAACTATGCTGGAGTTGGATATACTTTCGATGCTACTGAGCAAGCCTTTATTCCACCAAAACCATATCCAAGCTGGCTATTGAACACGAACACCTATCAATGGGAGCCTCCAGTTCCTTATCCTGATTACGGCAAAATGTATTACTGGGATGAAATTACGCTTTCTTGGGTTTTAGTCCCTGATCCACCGCTAACTTAGCCAAGCAAGAATATGCAATTTGCACAACGGTTGATGAAATCGCAGCTATCACTATTCCTTGGCCGACTCAACACGCAGAATCTACCAGCGGGTACTGTTATAACGAGTGGGTCATTTACAGGAAACGCATCAACTGACGGGCCTTTTGTGTGGTTGAATGGATTGCCAACTGCAATGACGATCAATGGAAATGCAGTTACATTTGGAACTCAAGTAGACAAATTAGCCAATGGATTCAAAGTAAGATCATCTAGCGCAAGTTATAACGCATCCGGTACGAACACATACAGCATTACAACAACTGGCGCTGTGTTCAAATATCAAGACGCACAGCCTAATCCGTAGGAACAAACTATGTCATCACTTCTTATTGAACTCACTCTTGTTCCTCCTATTGGCGCGTATCTGGGTGATACGGCGGCTGGTGAATTTTTCTACACTGGCACTAAAACGATTGTGCCAATTTATTCAGATTCTGCATGCACAACGCTTGTCGATCAGCCGATTTTGCTTCCACAGGATGGCATCATTAGCTATTACGTTGCAGATGGATCATTGCTGTACGACATGACGGTAGCTGGCGGGAATCTTGTTCGCACAGAAACTATCGTAGACGTTGCCAATCTTCCTAACGGCATCTGGGATTTAGCTGAATCACTCTGGCAATATCCTGATCTCTGGAACGTCAACAATCCTGTAACTGTATCTACTAAGACAGCACAGAATGTAGGCCAAATGTATACAGCTAACGATCTGATTCGCGCTGCTATGCGTTTGATCCAGGTCTCAGCGGTTGATACTGATCTGACCGCTCAAGAGCTACTGGACGGTCTTGAATCGCTTAACAGAATGCTCGATTCATGGTCAGCAGATGAATTGACGCTGTATCAAGTTATCCGTGAACAATTCCCGTTAGTATCTGGACAGAATCCCTACAGCATGGGCTATGGTGGCAATTTCAACACCAGTAGGCCAATGAAGATTGTCGATGCGTATCTGATCCTTAACAATGGATCAATTCCTGTCAGCTATCCAATGCAAGTGCTTGGATATGATGACTACAATGCAGTGCGCCTCAAGACTCTCAGCACAAACTTCCCGAACTATATTTACTATCAGCCCTCTTTCCCGCTGGCTGAAATCTACATTTATCCAATCTTTGCGCCTAATGATCCATCAACGCAGGGTCCAGCTTATATCAATCTGACTAGCTGGAAACCGTTTGATATGGTGCTAGATCCAACTGCATACATGTCATTCCCTCCTGGCTACTGGGAGGCGATTGTATTCAATCTTGCAGTGCGGATAGCGGAGGAGTATCAGTTCGACATTCGCCCAACGACTGTTCAGCTTGCAACCAATGCACTCAAGCGGGTTAAGCGGCTGAATCAGCGTACTGTGACACTTCAGACTGATGTGGCGCTAATGAATACATCCCAACTACGTTATAATATATATAGTGACGGATACGGAAGATAGCCATGCCTGAGACAATGCAACTCCCAATTCTTGGCCCTGGTGTTGCAGGACGTTCTCGCGCCGTTACTGCCCAGAAACGTCAAAATCTGTTCCTTGAAATCAAGCCAGAAAAAGACAAGTCCAACCTTGTTGCTTACGGCACTCCAGGGCTAAAGTATTTTACTTCTCTTGGTGCTAGTCCTATCCGTGGCCTCTGGTGGTTTCAAGCAATCAATCGACTGTTTGCGGTTGCATATGATCAGCTTGTAGAAATCTCGCCAGATGGAAATCTAGTCAATCGCGGTACATTGCTGACAACATCAGGCACTGTATCAATGACTGACAACGGCACTCAGTTAATGATTGTCGATGGCGCGTTTGGGTATATTTTCCAGCCTACGACTGCAAGCCTTCCGTATTCGCGTTCTGGCCGCGTTGCTACGATTCAAGAGACGCTAACGACTCGCAAGACTGGTCAGGTTGTGTCGATCATTGGCGATGCTAACTTAGCATCTGGTGATTACACGGTTTCGCTCATTGAAACTAATGCGTCTGATCTTGTAACCGGCACTGAATACGTCATTGAAACTGTAGGAACGTCTGACTTTACGTTAGTCGGGGCGGCAATCAATGCAGTCGGCACGGTATTTACAGCTACTGGCACGACTACAGGTACTGGTGTTTGTACGAATGCTAATAGCTTCCATATTGGCGTTACTCCGATACTTGGCACACAAACCGGCACTTGTAAGATCGTCAACAACTTTAGACTAATCACTAGCGCATACACAGGAGTCAACTTTCCTAAAGCCACTACGGTTACGTTTTTAGATAGCTATTTCATCATCAATGTAGTCGGAACTAAGCAATTCTGGCTGTCAGCGTCTTACGATGGGTTTTCTTGGGACCCATTGCAGTATGCCAGTAAAGAAGCATATACCGATAATCTGCAAGCAGTTACTGTAGACAATGGTCAGCTGGTGTTGCTTGGCGCGATTTCAATGGAATACTGGCAAGACACTGGTGTTTATCCGTTTCCGTTACAGAGAATCGCAGGTTCTCCGTATGACGTGGGTCTAGTAGCAATCAGGTCAATTTCTCGATGTGCTGGCGAATTGATGTTTTTAGGCCGCTCTAGGCGCGGAGGTATTTCTGTGATGAGAATCCAGGACTATCGAGCAACGCCTGTATCAACGCCTGATCTTGACTATATTTTCAACAATTACGAATCGCCAGAAGATGCGATTGCTTACTCTTATCGCTTTACTGGGCATGAATTCTACGTTTTGAATTTCCAGGCGGCGGCTAAGACATGGATGTACGATGCAACGTCTGATGTATGGTCTGAGCTTACGTCTGGATCAGACACTAGGCATTATGGCCTAAGAGCTGCGCAATTTCAGAATGAAATCTTTGTCTCTGACTATCGGAATGGCAATCTCTACACTTATGACGTTGCGACCTATACAGATAATGGTGATTACATTGCTAGAGAGCTAATCACGCCTCATTTCTTTGCCGGTACGTCATTCAATAAGCTGCATATTTATCGTTTGCGCTTGGATATGGAACAAGGCACTGGCGATGCAACTAGGCTTGTGCCAACGCAAAGCGATGATTTTCTGCTTGCTGAGACTGGCGAATTGCTAACAACAGAATCAGGCCAAGATTTGATTGCTGGCGTTAGTCTTGTTGATGTTCCGATGATCTATGATCCGCAAGCGATGCTGCAAGTGAGCCGTGACGGTGGATACACATACGGCAATGAAATGTGGACAAGTTTTGGCCAAGCTGGACAATATCTAAAACGCGCAGAATGGAGACGTTTGGGTGTTAGCCGTAACTATGTGTTCAAGTTCCGCATCACTGATCCTGTCAAGGTTGTCATGATGAGTGCCGCTGCATACGCTACTGAGGCTGCAAAATAATGCCATTTCCACAGCCGCCTTTTAACTCACCGATTCAGACTGAGCCAACGATTAAAGGCATTGTAACGATCAAGGCTGTATGGCAAAACTGGCTTCAGCTTGTGCAGTCTTTTTTGGCTAATCTGACTAATTCTGGTCCAACGTCAGCAAGACCAACAAGCGATCTTTGGGTTGGTCAGCCATTCTTTGATACCACTTTGAAAGTTCCTGTCTGGTGGGACGGAAGCGCATGGGTTACTTCTGCGCCTGGCGGCGGAGTTACATCAGTCGCGGCCACGTCTCCGATCTCATCCTCTGGAGGTACGACTCCAAATATCAGCATCACTCAAGCTAATGCTACGACAAATGGCTATTTGTCTAGTGCGGATTGGACTACGTTTAATTCAAAGCTGAATAGCTCTTTAGCAATTACAAAGAACGGTTCTGCGTTTTCTCCAGCGGCAACTTCTAGGCCAGTCAGCGACATGCTTGGAGATTACGTTAGCGTTAAGGATTTTGGCGCATTAGGTGATGGATCGCATGACGATACAACTGCAATGCTTAATGCTGAAGCAGCATCAACTTCCGTCTATTGGCCTCCGGGCACTTATGTTCTTACCCAAACACCAACGCTTGGAATTTCATGGGGTTCTGGGGTTGTAATTGTCTCTGGGACACAAGGTTATCTGCATCCTTTGACTGGAACCCCTATTCAGATTTTTGCAAACGTCTTTGGATTGCCGACAAATAACTCAATTGATGCCGGTCCATCAATTCAAAGAGCAATCAATTTTGCTCAGTCAAAAAATCTTCCTTTAATCTTTAATCCAAACGGAGACTATGGGCTTCAAACTGGGCTGACAGCAAATGCAGGACGCACTGGTGGTTTTACCTATAACGTAGACATTGATTTTAATAACTGCATTCTAAGGCCATTTCCTAGCATTACAGCGCTAAAAATCAATGGTGTGTGCGCTTGGTCAAACACTTCATCTGGTGATGCGATATGCAATATCACAATTAAGAATGCGTTATTTGATGGATATGCTGCAAATTCATCATCCATAGGACTTTCAATAGGAACCCCTGGATACCAGATTCAAGCAAACACAGGATACATTTCAAATGTAGAGGTTGCTAACTGGAAGGCCGGCGGAACGCAAGCATTGATTCAATGCGTTCAAGACATTGAGTTTGAAAATTGCATATTTGCCCCACGCATTGCTCAAGCTAATGGTCAGTTTACAGGCGATTTGCAGTTTTATTCTTGTCAGATGATTCCGCAGTCATCTACTGATCGAAATATAATTGTCACGGCATACAATGGTTCCTCTGGTTCATATTCTCAGGTTCGAGGCTTAAAGTTCACTGATTGTAATTTATACGGCGCAAATGGCGCATTAACCGCGTCTGGGTACAGTCAGGTAGGAGATATTTGGTTTTACGGTTGCCAATGGGATCATACAAGCGATTCTGCTGGTTCTCTTGTTTTATCAATCTCAGCAAGCTCGTCAGGCCAAGACGCACAGATATTTAACATTTCTTTAGAAGATCCTTATTTTGTTGGATATTCTGGGAATATGATTTTTGCCGCAGCAAGCTCTGGCGGGTCAATTTATTCTTTAAGGATTATTGATCTGTATGCGAACACGGATACTATTTCGTCTACTGTATACAACTCTGTCGTTTTCTTATCCGGCGTATCTTCAGCAACCATCACAAATGCAAATATAAACGGTATTTCTGGTGCTTCCGGAAGTTCTATTATTAACATTCAATCGTCAAGTAACATTGTTGTATCAAATAACATTGCAACAAATTGCTCTAGCGTTCCTTATGGCATATCTATAGGCAACTCAAGCAATAATTACGTCATCACTGGCAACACGATGAACGTAAGCTCAACGACAGTTAATGACTACACGACAGGATCTCCGACAAGAATTATTAGAGACAATCTTGGAGGCAATGACTCTTTTGGATATGTCTCCGCTCCCGGCAGATCGTTTAACACCAATTACACGAACACAACCAACAGACACATGTACGTCACTGTCTGGGCTATTGCATCAGGCGGTACTGGATCGCTTTCGATGTGGATTGGCGGAACTACTCCAGGAACAGGAACATCACTATCTGCGGCATCTGTTCCTAATGGACAAGCATTTTATGTCAGCGGCGTATGTCCTCCAGGTATGACTTATAGAATAGAATGTGCTACACCAGGAACAACATCGGTTGGGAATTGGGTTGATATGTATTAACTTAGGAGCTATTTATGCCTCTGAAAAAAGGATCATCACAGAAAACGATTTCTAAGAACATTGCGACCGAAGTAAAGGCTAAAAAGCCGATGAAACAAGCCGCTGCGATTGCTTATTCGGAAGCCAGAAAGAGTAAGTCTAGTGCTTGCAAAAAAGGAAAATAGTTCCATTGTTCCGCATGGCGTTTTTCAGATAGAAACGCTCAAGAGCGTCATGCAGGAATCAATTAACAGGGGTCTCATGGAAGAGTATAATCCTCCTGTAGATCATTTATTTTGCAAAGGAATGTATGCTAGGCGGAATGTAGTTCCAGCCGGTATGACGATCATTACAAAGGTTCACGCCAGAGAGCATATTTGCATTGTTCTATACGGAACATGTCACATATACGATCAGGATGGCGTTAAAAGCATTGTTACTGGTCCAGATATGTTTGTAACCAAGGTTGGCACAGTCAGAGCAATTTATTGTGAGACTGAAACAAGCTGGATCAATGTGCATTGGTCAGATACGGATTCAGTGGATGAAATTGAATCACAGATTTTTGAAGAAACATATTCTGATTATCAGAGACGCTTAGAGCGTCTGGAGCATTGATATGGTAGGTGTAGCACTTGGAGCAGCAACAATAGGCGCAGTCGGATCTATGGCTGGTGCTGGCATATCTGCCGGTGCAAGTAGCGCGGCAAACGCTGCCAATCAAAAAATGATGCAACAGCTTTGGGCTATTGCTCAACAGCAGAATGCTCCTTATCAGAAGTTTGGCAAAGCTGGTATGAACATGTATCAGCAAATGCTTCCGCAATTGTTGTCACAGCAACAGTATCAGCAATTTACGCCAGAAATGTATAAGGAATCTCCGTTATATACGCCAATGGTGCGTAATTTGGCTGAATTGCG